AACGTAAAAATTATCGGTGGATGGGGTCTAAGATCTTCTGAAAGAGTAGTCGTAGGACCAGCATCAGACATGGTAGTAGGTACTGACTTAATGTCAGACACAACTAACTTCCAGACTTGGTATGATATCAACGATGACGCACTAAAATATAGATTGCGTAACAAACTAGGAGTACAAATTGGACACCCAGAGTACTTTGCTAGTAACGACCAAGCTTAATAGAAGCTAAACAATAATGGGGGTCGAAAGGCCCCCTTTTATTAACCAATAATAACTTAACTATGGCATGTGATTTATCAAGTGGGTTTGAACTAGGTTGCCGAGATAATATTGGTGGACTTAAAAACGTATATATCCTTTCAGGATCAGTAGATACAGTAACAGCAGCATCAGGTGCTATTTCTGATATTGATGGTACAGGAATATTTTACAAGTTTGAGCTACCAAGAAACGTCGGAGACTTCACAGAAACCCCAACGCCTTCATTAGAATCGGGCACAGTATTTTACAGTCAGGTGGTTAATTTAGCTTTGCACAAGCTACAGGCTTCTATTAGAAATCAAGTAAAAGTATTGGCACAAAATCCTTCATTAAATATCGTAATAGAAACAGAAAATGGATCAGACGATAATGTAGGACAATTCTTTTATGTAGGTCGCTATAGAGGCGCCACACTTACTGGAGGAAGCGGAACATCAGGAGCTGCAATGGGAGATCAAAACGGATACGCTTTGACTTTCGAGGCTACTGAACCTTACCCAGCAGAAGAGATTACCACTTCAGGTGCTCTTACTGACGCATTAACTGGAATAACAGTTAGTTAAATGAATAACTGAGAAGAGGGGGTTGGTTTTAGGATCAATCCCTTTTTTCTTATATTATAAGATATGCTAAATATAAACGTTAACAGAGAGACAGGTTCAGTTCTTATTTGGCCTGAAAGTGCAAGTACAGCTGGGTCAGAATATACTTTGACTTTAACACATGACATGAATTTAGTTTCATCGTCATTTCCTGTATATAAGATTAACGCTCCAGACAATTTATCAGAATATCTTGTATTACAATATTACTCGGGTTCAGGAATCCCGACCGCATCAGGACAATATTCCTTTACATTAGATGAAGCCATTCAAGTAGCAACAGGATCTTACACTTGGGGAAGTGCAAGTTTATTCTGGAAGGATGCTAGATTTACTTGGGAAGGTAACATCAGTACCGGTTCAGCTCCTATCGGTAGCGGTAGAGCTTTTGTAGAAGGTACAAACGATCCTTTATTTACTAAATACCAAAGTAGTAACGAAGAAGGAGAATACATAACTTATTACACTGGATAATGGCAGAGAATAAAAAATTTACATTTAAGACGTTAGACAATAATAAGCTTAGAAAGTTTAACTATCAGGAAGACCATAAGAAAGACGCTAAGTTTGTTAAAAATGGAGCTGACAACTTATTTCCTCAGCATCTAATAGAAATGTATAACAAGTCTTCAGTAAATGGAGCTTGTATAAATGCTATTGTACAGGGAATTATAGGTCAAGGCTTAACTGCTAACGAAGAATTATACTTAAAAAGAGCAAATAGTCACGGTGAAAGCTGGAATGATATCTATGCTAAAGCAGCAATGGATTTTAAGCTTCACGGTTCGTTTGCCTTTGAAATTATTTACTCTAACGATAGAACAAGATTAGAAGCTTATAACATTGACTTTTCTTACTTAAGAGCAGAAGAAAAAGATCATAGAGGTCATATACCTGGATACTTTATAAGTACTAAATGGGATAGTAAACTAAGATTCCAAAATAGTATCTATGAAGAGCAAGATATAGAATATTTACCAGTATATAACCCAGAGAAAGCAGCAGAAGAACCAAGACAAATATTTGTTTATAGAAGCTACAGACCAGGTCAAGAGTATTATCCTCTACCTGATTACGTTGCTGCATTAAGAATTATAGACTTAGATGCTTCTGTAGATGATTTCCATACTAACAATATTAAGAACGGTTTAGCACCTAGTCTTTCTATCACAACATTTACTAACGGCTCAGACGATCAGTTAAGAGAGATAGAAAATCAATTAAATGCTAACTACGGGGGTACTGATAATGCAGGTAGTCTAATTTATATGGACGTACCAGATAAAGAAGTAGCTCCTATCATTACTCCTATTCCTCAAAATGGTGCAGACGGATACTACACTACAGTAAATGACTTAGTAATGCAGAAGATACTTACTGCACATAGAATTACAAGTCCAATGCTTTTAGGAATAAAGACAGAAGGTCAATTAGGAGGTAGAACTGAGCTTTTAGATGCTCACTTATTATTCTTAAACTTAGTAATTGAACCTTATCAGAAAGAACTACTTAAAACTTTAGAAGGCATAATGTCGTTTATGTACCCAGATATTGTTTTAGGTGTAGAGCAGAAAAGATTACTTGAAGATGGAGAACGAGAACAAGAAGTAATCGTTGACGGTGAAACAACCGAAGAAGAAGAACAAGAAGTAACTAACGAACAACCTGAGACTGTAGCATGACAACAACATTCCTTATATCAGAAGCTAAAATAAGAAATTTTACTTCACTTAACAATAGTGTTGACAGCGAGTTAATTAAAAACTGTATACGTACAGCACAAGATTACTGGCTTCAGAATATTATTGGTACAGTATTATACAATAAGCTTTTATCTGACGTTGACTCATCGTCTCTAACAGGTGCTTATAAAACGTTAGTAGATGATTATATTCAAGACTTTTTACTTTATGCTACATACTATGAGACGTTAGAAGAGATTTACTTACGTCCTAGAAATAACGGTCTACTAAGACCTAATGGTGGTGAGAATAGTGACCCTGTAGATAAAGATCTTTATGATAGTAAAAGACAAAGTGTAAGAAATAAATTAGATTACTATGCACAACGTCTTACTTACTATATATTAGAAGAAAGTAATTCATATCCAGAATTAGAGCAAGGCGATAAACTATACGAACAAGAACCAGATTATACATCTAAGTATAAAAATCCTTTTGTAATGAAAGGCGGTTACTATTTAGACTTTGCAAGAAAGTACGGTATAAAAACATACGATAGAAGATATAAACAATACCCTCAATAGACCATGGCAGCAGATTTTAACTTAGAAAATAAATTTATATCCCAGAGTTTTGAGCAGTTAGTTCAGATTTCTGGTAGTATACCTGTTGACGGTACGGGTAGTGCAATTGATACTTTATCCGTCACATCATCACAAGCTAATTTTGCAACTACTGCTTCTTATATTTTAGGAGGTGACGTAGTAGGTGTAGTAGAAAGTGCTTCTAATGCTATTATAGCTAACGATGCAGTTTCATCTTCATATGCTGCCACTGCTAGTGTATTGTTAGGAAGTATTGAATCAGCTTCATATGCAGCAACAGCTAGTGTATTACTAGGTTCAGTACAAAGTGCTTCTTATGCAGACGTTGCAGCTACAGCAACATCAGCTTCTTACGCAACATCTTCTTCTTTAGCTGAAGAGGCTTCTAATAATTTTGATACTGTTACTTATAACAATAGTACATTTGCTTTAGAAATGATTAGAACCAGTGGAGGTATACAATCGGTTACCTTGACTAGTGGTTCTTATGCTATATCAGCCTCACATGCAGAAAGAGCAGATGCTTCAGACCATGCTGATTCAGTACTAATACCTGCTAGAGCAGCAGAAGCTTTAGAAAAAGGTGACCCTGTTTACATAAGTGGATATAACAATGGTCAAGAAAGAATAGAAATTAGTAAAGCTGATGCTAGTGATTCAGATAAAATGCCTGTAGTAGGTTTAGCAATAGAAGATGTATCTCAAAATACAAATACTTTTGTAATTGCTGCTGGTAGTTTAACAGACGTAGATACTAGCAATGGTTTAGTTTCACCATCAGTAGGAGATACTTTATATGCTGCTGTAGGAGGTGGATACACAAATGTTAAACCAACTGGTTCAGCTAACCTTATACAAAACGTAGGTAAAATTGGTAGAGTAAATCAAAACAATGGAGAGATTGCTGTATCAGCCATCTTAAGAACAAACGATCTACCTAACATAGCATCAGGTCAAGTATGGGCAGGAAATAATGACGATGTACCAACTGCTGTTAACACAAGTAGTTTATTTGTATCTCATTCAGTAAGTGCCGACACTGCTTCATTCTTACCTTCTGACACTAGATTAAATATAACAGATATAACTGCAAGTAATGCATCATTTACTTCAGCTTCAATTGGTTTCTTACAATCAATAACAGGTTCAGCTAAAATTATTGGAGATGCATTTATTGAGTTAAATAATGACACACCAGTAGAAAGATATGCTGGAATAAAAGTAGTTGATAGTGGATCTAACAATACTTCTTCTTTACAGTTTGACGGTCAAACAAATGACTGGTTCTATGAGTATGAAGGAGACGATCCAACAGATCACGGAGTAGTATTATTTGGACCAGAATATGGTACTAAAGGTTCACCTACTTACAATACTAATAACAGACTTGTAAAAGGGGATGGTGGACACCATATAAATGATTCAAGCATTACTGATGACGGTACTACAGTATCAACTGATATACCAATTAGTGCTTCTGCAGGATTTACTGGAAGCTTACACGGTACTGCAGATACAGCTTCTGTAGCTACTAATGCTGAAGGTTTAACATCAGGTGATAAAACATTAACAGGATACTTAGAACAGACATTTGATGCTCCAAATACTAACGGAGAAAAAGCATTTCATATAGTAAATAATGCTTCTGTAGGAGGTAAATCTTTTGACAGAGTACAGTTTGCAATAGCAGATTATCCTTCCTTTGGAGATCCTTATGACGATTACTATGGCATAGAGTACTACGATAGTTCAGGTTATAACTTTGGATCTGAGTTTAACATTAACGGTGTAAACATTTCGTTAAGTCATACAACTTCAGGTTCAGGTACTACAGGATATGTTAGACTTAGAGAATCTTATTCTACAAATAAAACTACTGCTGGTGTAAGGGGTGATATAGTACAAATTATATCTAATGATAGTGACATTCAGTTACAGGATAATACATCCATAACAGGTACTTTAAGTGTATCTTCAGATGCAGACTTTGATACTGATGTAAGAATAACAGGAAGCTTTACTCAATCAGGTTCAGCTGAATTCCAAACACAAGTACATGGAGGAGTAACTGCATTAAGTATTGCTTCTACAACAGCAAGTATGGACTTCCAAGATGGTAACTTCTTTACTCTAACGTTAGTATCAGGTTCAGATACACACTTAGATACATCTAACATTACAGCAGGGCAGACAATAACTCTAAAAGTATTACAGCCTTCTACTGCTACTGACTCTTACGGTACATTAAGTTTTGCACCAGAGTTTAAGTTTGCAGGAGGTACTGCACCTACAGTAACTGATGCTTCTGGTTCAATAGACATTTTAACATTTGTAACAACAGATAGTACTGATGTATTTGGTACATCACTTCTAAACTTTAGCTAATATGTATCAACCTTTTTCATTTATGTCTGCCGCTGGCGGAGGAGATATTACCGAAGGACTTATCTTTAGAGTAGATATAGAGGATGGGTGGACTCAAGACGCTGATATCGTAGATAGTGTAGGAGGAGTTACTTTTAGACCAACTCAACCTGGAAATATTCAATTCGTAGAAGGTCCTACTGGATACTGGGATTCAGACAACGTTAATGATTATGCAACAGGTTCAGCTGATTTTATTTTACCTAGTAGTTCAAATGCTGAATTTACTATAGAGTGGTTATTTTATCCTACAGCACTAAATGCAAGATATGGGGCAACCTTTAATTACTGGGGTAATGACTCTAATACTAATCAATCATGGTGGTTTGGACATGCTAACAGTAATGGTCAACTTCACGTTAACATGAGAGATGGAGGTAACAGCCTTAACTACAACTCAGTTAATAATGCTATAGTACAAGATGAATGGAACCATCATGTATTTGCTTGTACTTTAGGAGATGAAATGGTAGTGTATAGAAATGGAGCTGAAGTTGACTCAACTGGTTTATCTAGCATAGTACAGTTTGATAGATTAGGTAGTGGTGCCGCTGGTTCTTTTCCTAGTTTATGGAAACAATCACAAACCTCAAGTACAAATACTGCTTTAGGTAGATTAGCTTCTGTAAGAGTTTATGACTTTGCCTTTACACAAGATGATGTAACTACACAATACAATTATTGGGATAATAGAGGATATTCCTTTTCATAATACAGAGTAGGTTTTTTGACCATATATCTGCCAGGATTAGTTTCCTACTCTTAGAGGGACCGGCTTACATTGCCGGTTCTTTTTTTTTGGTAGATAGTTGATAATTATAATAAAAGATCTTATATTGTTATAAATGACCGATAAAGAAAAGAGGAATATAGTTACGGACGAAATAGGAAGAATCCACCCCCAGTTACAGATAAATGAGATGAAGACCTGTGGTGCAGGCTACACTAAGTGGGGTGGGGATCTTCTTAGTATGTGTATAGATATGTTTCTAGAAAAAGATACTAACTATATCTGGAAAGTTTATAAGGATGGTAAGTTAGAAAACTTTATAACCTATATGATGGGCTTTCAGCTAAAATCAGGAAGTAGTAGATTTTATCATAGATATAGAAAAGAAGCAGAAAAGTCTAGAGAACTATTACCTAACTATGAATTAAGACAGCAAAGGGTAGAGTTTAATCATGCTTTTGCAGATGAACCAACAGAGATATATAGTTGTATGCAAAGTGTTATAAAAGATCTTAATCCTTATCAGAAAATGATAGTTAACGAAATGATTATAGATGGTAATAACTATAAAGTAACATCAGAGAAGTATAATATAAATTATTACAGTCTAAAGAAAGATTACGAACAAATTAAAGCTCTAATAAAGAATAAATGCAGACATTTACGATAAGCCTTTTAGTTAATGTTATTCTTGTAATAGCTCTTCTCTCTGTAGTTTTTGGACCAAAGCTTATAAACTATATTAATAAGTATAAAAGCAATCGAGAGAAACGCTTAGAAACTAAAATAAAAAAAATAGTAAACACGTACTTAAAAGAGTTACAAAATGATTGAGTTAAATCTATTTACTCTTTTAGGTGTAGGCTATCTAGGCAATATGATAGCTTATGATTTCACTCCGATACAACCGGCTAAGAATAAAGTTATAGGTAAACTACCTTTCATTTCTTCTACAGCCTATAAACTTTTTAATTGCAGTAAATGTTGTGCCACTTGGTTAGGTTTATTTTTTTTCCACGACATTATAATTGCTGCATTAGCCGGTTTTACGGGGTACTTAATTAATTTTGTTATAGACTATATCAAGGAATGGTATCAATAGAAGATTTAACACTAGAAGAAAAAGGATGGCTACTGGCTGTATTTCCTACTTATACAGATAAGGTACTTAGAGGAGTAAATGTAGATGCTTATTCTAAAGCCGAAAGATTAATGTTAGGAGAGAGTAATGTGCCGGAATGTAGTTGTAGTTACAATAGTTATCAATCAAGAGTAAATTCGTTATATAAAAAATGGCTAGAGAACAATACGTAAGTGATGATTACATAGAGAAGGTTGAACATTACTTATATAATAATCTAGGACTACCACCAGACGATTTTCAACCTGTACCAAGTAAAAGATATGACCCGGAAGTAGCTAAAGAAGTAGCATTAGAGGGAGAAGAGTTTAAGAGACTAGAAGACGACTTAGATCATATAATAGTAAGTAACTTCGGTAGACTAATAAACACGGCTACTAAAAGACAGTTTATAGTAAGGTTTACTCCTAATGTTATGATTATCTATATACAAAATACACATGTACCTTCAGTAGAGTTATTTGAGACAATGGGATGGACACATGATATAGAGTACTTTAGATCTAACTATGACAAATATGGGTGGAAGTATCAACCTTATATACTTGAAAAGTAGCCACGCGCAGAGTTGGCTAATTGAAAAATAGTTCTTATATTAGTATTATAATTGATGGGCGGTATACGACTTGACGTCCGAAATAAAACTAGGTCGTAAAACTAAATTTTATAATATGTTATTACAACTATCAAGTAAGCAGGAAGCTGCTATTCAAGCTGGCGAGCTAAAACGTAAACGTCTAATCAGAGCTACTAAACAAGCTGCTAATCAATTTAAGTTAGACGAAGATCCAATTCACTATTACATTTATGGTCCTTCTGGTATAGGTAAAACTTATAATACAGAAAAAGCTATTAAAGAAACAGGTTTAGATTACCTTAAACTTTCAGGTAACATAAGTATGTATAACTTTGCTATTAAGTTAGGTGTAATTGCTTATCAAAACTTAAATAAAAGAGTTATCGTAGTTATTGATGACTGTGATGAGATTCTTAAAGATGCTAAGAACGTTAACATTATGAAAGAAGTATTAGGGGAAGAAAAACGTTTATCTTACTCTAAAAGATTTCATCTTAACTCAGTAGGAGAAGAAGGAGATCCAGTTTATACTGCTATGCAACATTGGTTAGATACTAACGGTGTAGGTTTTACTATTGACCTTTCTAACATTACTTTTATTATTACTTCTAACATTCGTTTACCTTATGATGATACTGCTGAAGCATTAAAGAAACAAGTAGTAACAGACGGAGTTGTTCAAAAGCTTGATACCTCTACTAGTATTATGGCTAGACACTTATCTGCAATTAGAGGTAGATGTGAAGTCAAAGATTTAGATATGACTATGGAAGAGAAATGGGGTAATTTAGCTTCAGTATGTTTACAGGACGGTGCTTGTAAAGATTGTAATACAGAAGAAGAGAAAATTTTTATTCTTGACTATATATGGAACAACTGGCGTTATATGAAAGAGACTTCTATTAGAACGGCAGAAAAGATGGCACGTACTCTTAAGTTAGAGGGCGCAGATGGAATTAAAGATGCATTTGACGCAGATTATTTGAAATAATGGATAATAAAGATTTACAAAAACTATTGGACTCTCTAGATGAGGGTCCTTTAGGTAAACCGGAAGCTTATTGGGATAGAAGACGTAGTTTAGAAATAGCTACGGAGAGTAGAACAAATAGTAAGTCTTGGAAAGCATCTAGAGGTAAACAGTATTCTAGTAATAGTCAAAAAGTTATAGTTCATAAAGGTACTAAAGTAGGTAATGCTAGATGGGGTACATTAAAACTAATAGATACTCAGTACTATAATACTTATAATAGTATAAATGAAGCAGCTAGAGAGACAGGAGTTACTGTAACGGCAGTAAGTGCTTGTGTAAATGGTAAGATGAAGTTTTGTAAAGGATTTACGTTTGAAAAAGCTTAGTTAAATAAACGTCTCTAAAGAGCTATTTATAAGAAATTATACTTAATGGTTATTTCATGAAGAACATACAGAGACACACTAAGCCCGAGGTACAAAAGCGAGCC